GAATTTACTGTATTAGAGAAAGAATTAAGACAATCAATCAATGGAATCTATGCTACTTCAAGCGACCCAGCAGTAAATAGATTAGTTGATTATGTTAAGAACAATAAAGATAACCCAGCATTAGCTTCAAGAGTAGATGCAGCAGTTAAGATACTTCAAAGTAAATATGCAAGTACAAGAGTTGGCGAGAACATGAAACGATATGCTGGTCAAATACTAAACGACTCATTAAGAGATTTTGATGCAACATTAAACTTTAATAAAGCTAAAGATGCTGGACTTACTTATGTTAAATATTATGGAGATGTAATACCGACAACTAGAACATTATGTAGAAACATGATTAATGGAGTCTATGATAAAAGTGGTAAAGGTATTTATACTATCGCTGAAGTAACTAGAATATGGAATAGCACTTCATGGAGTGGTAAGAAAGGTGGAACTCCAATGGTAGTTAGAGGTGGATATAATTGCAGACATCAATTCTCTTATGTTAATCCTGATTGGTACGAGGAAGATGGAGAAGAATCAAATATATTAAAAGAAGCAACACCTATTATTAAAAAAGAATCTAAAATTAATGTTAGTAGTTATCTAAACCCAATCACATTAGCAAATATAAGAACTGTACCTAAAAAAGTATCACAAGCAAGAATAACAAAAAGTATTAAAGAAGGACTTGATGATGACAGATACCCTAAAAGCCCATTTGGAACTTACAGTAGGTTTAGAAACCCAGAACTAATTGGAACTTATGATATAAGTAAACTATCAGAAGAAATGGCTACAAAAGTATCAGTAGTATTAGATGAATTAAATGATTTAGCTGTTAAATATGATATTCCTAAATTAAGAGGTATCTATGTTAAAAATTCTGGTGGTTTAGCTGCAATGGGTGATGGAAAATTAAAATTAAATGCTAAAGGATTAGATAGAATTAGTGAAGGTGTTGCGTCTGGACTAGCAAGAACAAATTTTAAAACTAATAATAAGTTAAAAACCCTAGCAAATTGGAAGCATGGGGATAGTATTAGATTAAGACCTACAGTTGGATATGAATATTTTGATAATGAATTAGACCAATTAAGACAAGTAATGTATCACGAGTTTGGACATCATGTTCATCAAATGAAATATGTTACAAAAAATACTTTAGAATATGGAAACGCATACATACCTATAGTAGAAAAACAAATAACACAAATAACATCAAGAATATTCCCAACTAATTATGCTAAAGCAAATGGTGTTGAATGGTTTGCTGAAAATTTTAGTTTATACAGTATGGGTAAAATAGATTTAATTGACCCTAAATTTATTAAATTAATAGAGGAGTTACAATAATGATTAATGAAGCAGAAGCAATACTAAAGAAGAAAAATATAGATGTCATAGATTATAATAGATTTGTAGAACTAGAAAAAGAGATGAAAACAGAATATGATAAATTTTATTATTCTTGGTTAGCAGAAGGATTTGAATTAAGATTACCTGAAATTGCAGTTAAAGAAGGTAGTTATTCCTTTATTAAAAATGATGTCTAATATTTGCATTTTATTAAAAGTAGTGATAAAGCATAATTATTAACCAATAGGAGTCTTATGACGCAAGAAACAGAGGTAGTTCAACCGATAAACGAACAAGCAGAAACAAAAGAAGAAGTAAAAGTAGAAGCAGCAGAACAGAAAACTTTTACACAAGAACAAATTGATAACATAATCAAAACAAGACTTGAAGCTGAACAGAGAAAAACACAAAAGATTCTTGAAGCAGAAGAAGGTAAAAAAGCTGAATTAATTAAAGAGCAAGAATTAAAAGAAGCTAAATCTAAAGCTGATATTGAGAAGATTATGCAAGATAGATTATCTGAAAAAGACTCTGAACTTAACAGATACAAAACACAGATTAAAAAAGAAAAAGTTGATAACTCAATTCTATCTGTTGCTAATAGAGAAAAATCTATCAATGCACAGCAAGTCGTATCTTTGTTAAAAGACGAAGTTAAATATACTGATGATGGTAGAATAGAAATAGTTGATAATAATTCTAATGTAAGATATAACACAAAAGGAGAACTATTAACGATAGATGATAGAGTTAAAGAGTTTTTAGATGCTAACCCACATTTCCGTCAAGGGTCTTTGTCTGGTTCAGGAAGCCAGAGTAGTGTCGAAGGTAAAACTGTTAAACCATTTAATTTACAGGACTTGGACTTAACAAACCCAGAAGATCGTAAAACCTATGCAGAATATAGGAAGAAACGAGATTCAGGTGCTGTTGAGATTAACTTAAACAATAAATAATAGGATAATAAAATGGCTAATGAAAGCACAAGTTCCACACTATCGGAACTATATACAGAGATAGTAGCAGAAGCACAATTTGTAATTAACGAGAAATCTATAATGAAAAATCTTGTTAAAAATTATGCTATAACAGGTGGTGGAAAATCAGTAGAAGTTCCGATCTATGCAGCAGTAGCAGCAGCAGCAGTGGCAGAAGCAACTGATCTAGGCAACACAGCTATCAACCCAAGTTCAGTAACTATTACTGCAGCTGAAGTTGGTATCATGACAACTCTAACAGACTTGGCAAGAAATTCAGCACCAAGAAATGTAGCTGGAGATATTGGTAAATTGTTTGGAGAAGCAATCGCAAAAAAAATGGATCAAGACTTACTTGCTAAATTTGATGGCTTTTCAACAGCAGTTGGTGCAGCTGATGCAGCTTTAACACCAGCAGTAATTTTTAATGCAGCTTCGACTTTAAGAGCATTAGGACTTCCTGTTGATGAAACATACTGTGTGTTACACCCAAAAGTAGCTTTTGATCTTAAATCAGGATTAACTAATACTTTTGCTGGTCTATCAACTGACCTATCAAACGAAGCATTAAGAAGTGGCTTTATTGGTCAAATCGCTGGTATCAAAATATTTGAAACTGGTAATATGGCAAATACAGGTACAGGTGGAGATTTCAAAGGTGGACTGTTCCATAAAGATGCTTTAGGTCTTGCAATGATGCAAGATATTAAGATTGAAACTCAACGTGATGCTTCTTTAAGAGCAGATGAAATCGTAGCAACAGCAGTTTATGGTGTTGGCGAATTACATGACTCTTATGGTGTAGAAGTACTTGCAGATTCTTCAATACTATAATAATACTTTTAAGGTGGGGGGGTTAAACTCCCCACTTTATGAAAAAGGAAAAATATTATGAAACTGACTAATGGAAAAAAAATTATAGAACGAACAGAAGATGATTATAAAAAGAATTTAAACACATGGACATTTAGAGGGTGGAAACCTGTTGACGATAATGTTAAAGAAAATATTAAAGAAGTAGATCAAACTCTTGAAAATGAAACAGTAGTTCCTATCAAACCTAAAAAAAGAAAAGCAAAAAAAAATGAAAAACTTACAAAAATATATTAAACTAGCAAAACAAAATCCTAAAGTAAGTATTGGTGTTGCTGTTGCAGTTATAATTATATTATCTTGGGTATTTTAACATGGCAAATTATACTGGTGCTAATGTAATCACTCATGGAGATGTAACAAAGTATCAACCAGATGCTTTTGATTTTGGTATTGCAAATAATGCTACAGAAGCTACTAATTTCTTTGCACAAACTACTAACGATATATTCAGACAATTAAGAGTAGAGTGGTTTCCTGTATATAAAACAAACATATTCACAGACATTACAGTTCTTAATACTGCTGAAATGGTTAATACAAAAGTTAATTTAGATCAGTTTGAACGTGCTGGTGTTTATCTATTTTTGGGAAGATTCTTTTTACCAGCATTAACTAAATTCAGACCAGAAACAGAAAAAGATAGATTTGAAAGAATGGCAGAATATTATATGAGTCAATATAATATGGAATGGAGAATGATCTTGGAAGATGGTGTTGAGTATGATGTTGATGCAGATGGCACTATTGTTGCTAACGAAAGAGAGCCTTTACATGGATTCAGAAGATTAATTAGATAATGGTTGTATCAGTAAAAGTTAAAACTAATACCGAATTTCTTAAAACAAGATTAAAAAAAGTAGAGAGAAAAATCAAAAGCATTATTGAAAAAGGAATACTACAAGGTGGTTTCCAATTACTAGATATTATTAGAACTAAAACTGCTAAAGGAATAGACTTTAGAGATACACCCTTTGCACCTTATAGTCAGGGCTATTTAAAAAAATTAAATAAAGAAGGTAAGTCAACTAAAGTAGATTTATTTTATTCAGGTCGTATGTTAGGTGCTTTAACTCCTAGTGGTAAAACAGTTAGAAAAACAGGAACAAATAAAGTATCAGTAGGATTTAGTAATAGTCAAATGCTTCAACGAGCAGTATTTAATCAAGTATTAGGAAAAACAAAACGTGAATTTTTTGGATTTAATGATAGAACTGCTAATATAATAGGCAGACAATTTAATAAATTTGTAGCCAAAGAATTTAGGAAGGCAAAAATATGAGTATAAGAGAAGATATAGCAGCAAACTTATTATCAGTTATTTCAAACATATCTAGTCCAGCAATTAAAAAAGCTACTAGACAACCTTTCTTGTTAGACGAATTATCTATGCAACAATACCCAGCAGTTATAGTTCAGACATCAGAAGAAAATAGAGAAGATAGCGAACTTGGAAGTGGTGCTAAAACAAGACATGGAACGATTGATTTTGTTATACTTGGATTTGTTAAAGGTGCAGAAGATAATATAGATACTGCAAGAAACGCATTAATTACAGCTATTGAAACTGCGATAGAAGCTGATATTACTAGAAACAACAAAGCACTTGATTCGGAAGTAGTGCAAGTAGAAACTGACGAAGGTTCTTTATTTCCAGTTGGTGGAATAAAAATGACCATTAGATGTATGTACGAATATCAATCAGGAACACCATAAGGATATAACCAATGAGCAAACTAGATAAATTATTAGATAGAGTAAGTAAAAAAATAGATCAAGTAGAAAAACTCCATGACAAAGAGTCTATGCTTTGTGAAGAAGTAAAAGATTTAGTTGAAGAAATTAGAGAGAACTATGTAGAGGAAGAAGATCAAACATGGGAAAAAGCAGATAATGATGAAGATTTAGATGACGAGTTAGATGAAGATGAAGATGAAGAAGATATTGACGAAGAAGATGAAAAGTAATAAAAGGACTTATGGCTAAAGACATTAAATTATATAAAGATAATTCAGAGATAACAATTAATGAAACTAACCTTGAACATTTTTTAAGTTTAGGTTATAAGGAAGAACAAACGAAAACAACAAAAATTAAAGAGGATAAAAAATGGCAACACATCACGGAAAAGAAGGACAAGTAAAAGTCGGTGGAACAGCTTGTGGCGAACTAACTGGTTTCACAATAGAAACTACAGGAGATGTAGTTGAAGATACTAATTTAGCAGATGCAACAAAATCATTTGTAACTGGACGTACTTCATTTTCAGGTACTTTAGAAATGCACTTTGACGAAGCTTCTTCTCAACAAGAAGCATTACTTGCTGGTGCATCTATTGCTTTTATTTTATTACCAGAAGGTGCTGCTTCAGGAGATGCTAGTTATACTGGAACAGGAATTATTACTGGTATGAGTATCAATAGTTCAATGGACGCAATTATTTCAAGAACAGTTACTTTTCAAGGTACTGGTGCTTTAACTGTAGGAACAGTTTAATTTAATTTATGTCAATTATAGACAGGGTTAAATCCCATTTTGAAACTCTTAAAACTATCATTATTGAGGTAGAAGAATGGAAAGACGAGCATGGAAATGCTAGTATATTCTATTCAGAACCATTAACTCTTGAAGAAAAAAATATTATCTTTAAAAAGTCTAATAACTTTCAAGACTTAACTATTCTAGTTGATTTGCTTATAATGAAACTCCAAGTCAAAAATGACAAAGGAGAAATGATTAAAGCCTTTGATGTTAATGATAAATTTGCTTTAAGAAAAAAAGCAGACTCTAATGTTATATCTAATGTTGCCAATCAAATACTTTTAGATACTAATTACGAGGAAGCAGAAAAAAAGTAGATAGCGACCCTGATGTTAGGTCGCTTTTAGTTATTGCAGAACGATTACATCTCACAATCCAACAAGTTCTTGATATGCCAGTAAGTCATTATAATTTATGGTTAGCCTACTTGAAAAAAGAGCAAGATGGGTATAAAAGAAACCAATCATTAGCAGAAGCAAGGAATTTTAAATAATGGCAAATCAAAGACTCAATATAGACATAGTAGCAAAAGATAAATCCAAACAGGCATTTAATAGACTACAAGGCACTCTTTCTAAAGTTAAAGGTTCTATATTTAATTTAAAAAATGCTTTTATTGGTTTGGGTGCTGGTATTGTACTTAAAGGCATTGTTAATGCTGGTATGCAAATTGAAGAATTAGGTGTTCAATTAGAAGCATTATTTGGTAGTGCTAAAAAAGGTAAAGCAGCACTAGATACAGTTACAAAATTTGCAAAGACAACTCCATTCGAACTATCAAACATTCAACAAGGTGTAACAGCTTTAGCAACTGTTTCTGAAAAAGCAGAATCACTTGGAATATCATTTGAAGAATTATTAAAAATTACTGGTAACACAGCAGTTCAATTAGGTGGAGATTTTGCGTTAGCTTCACAACAAATACAAAGATCATTTAGTGCTGGTATAGGTTCAGCAGATTTATTTAGAGATAGAGCAGTAACAGCTATGGCTGGATTCTCTGCTGGAGTTAAAACAAGTGTAGATGAATCTATTTTAGGATTAGCAAGAGCATTTGGAACTGGTGGTAAGTTTGGAGAACTAACAAACAAACTAGCACAAACTTTAAAAGGAACTGTATCAAACTTAAAAGATGCTTTCTTTACAATTCAAACAGAAATAGCAGCAGGATTTTTTGATGAACTTAAAAGACAATTAGGAGATTTAAAACAATTTACAGAAGATAATGATCAGGCTATTAGAAGATTAAGTAGAGAAATGGGAGAAAATCTTGCAGTAGCTATTTTAAAAGTATCTAATTCACTTAAAACATTAACAACAAATTTTAGAGATTTTCAATCTATAATAGGACTTGCTGCAATAGCTATGGGTGGATTTACAGGAAAATTAATTGGTGTTGGTTTAATTATTGATGATGTAAATAGAAGAACTGGAAAATTAGCTGGTACTACTGAAAAGAAATTATTACCTAATGCAAGAGATTTTCATAAAGTAATGATACAAACAAAAGAAGAATTGTTTAATATTTCACAAATTGAACAAGCTATTGCAAAAGCAAAAGAAAAACAATTAAACTTACAAAGTTTTATTCAAGAAGAAAGTAATAAAAAGAGATTAGAATTTCATACATTAGAAACAGAAGGTGTAAAAAAATTTAAAGAACAGAACGATATTCAAGGTCAAGTATTTAAAAAAATTAAAGAGCAAAATGCAGAATTTAGTATATCTAATGAAATTGTAGGTTTTATTAATAGAGGTGTAGATTCTTTTTCAAGAGGACTTGCTGAATCATTATTATTAGGTAAAGATATTAAAGAAACATTTAGTAATATGGCAAGAACTTTAGCAGTAGAAGTATTAAGTCAATTAATATCAGTAATAGCAAAAAAAGGTGTTGAACTTGCTATTGAAAAAATGATTACAAATGAAAAAAGAAAACAAATGGCTTTAAGTGGTGCTAGTAGTGGTATAGGAGGTTCTTTATTAAGTATTGGATTAGGATTTTTAGGATTTGCAAAAGGTGGTGCTGTATCAAAAGGTCAACCAATCGTGGTAGGAGAAAATGGTGCTGAATTATTTGTACCTAATCAAACAGGACAAATTACACAATCAGCTAGAGGCACAGGAAATGGTGGTGGTTCTACAAATGTTAATTTTACAATTAACGCAACAGATGTAAGAGGTGTTAAAGAATTATTAATTGATAACAGAGCAACAATCGTTAATGTAATTAATTCTGCATTAAATGAAAAAGGTAAAGAGGCATTAGTATAATATGAGTGGACAATTTCCAACATCTCCAGTTGCACAAGATGCTAGTATAGGCTCACAACAAAATACTATTGTTAGTGTAACAACATCTGGTAGAGTTCAAACAAGACAAATAGACGGACAAAAATTTACCATCACTTTAGATTATGCACCAATGAACAGATCAAACTTTGCACCTATTAAAGCATTTATTATGAAACAAAGAGCAAAGCTAAATACCTTTACAGTTACTCCACC